AGGCGCGCGTGTCGTGTGTTGCATGGTACGGGCTGCGCGCGCCAGCGTCAAGCGTCTGATCTACTGCTAAGTGCCGAAAGCTAGAATGGGCAAGCGCATGGAGCGTTCCCGAATCCAAACCCAATAATTTGAGAATGGAACATTGCAGCGCAAGCCTTCGCCTGTCGCAAGCTCGAATCCTTCCGGCGGCTGGTTGGAGTCGGCAACTAGAATTAGTTCGCCGTTTTCCTGCTCTGTGCTTCGTCTGAAGTACAAATAAAGCGGTTCATAAAATCCATTGTTCGCGCGGTCTTGCGCTAATTTCTTTCCGGCCTCGGCGCAAGCGGTAACAATGTCATTAAATTGGGCGAATGGTTTCATCGGTCTGATCTCCTATCAGGCGGTCAAGTGGGTGAACGTGCGCGGCGCGGTCTGCTCAATCTCAATCTGGTATCCGAGCGCGGCAACATCGCGGAGTGTGTTCCGTGTGAGCGTCTTAGTTCCGGCTATGCGCGCGAACAATTGCGCGCGGTCGCAAGCTGGATAGAATGTTTCAATCCCATAATTTTTATCGACGCGAATAGTAATTTTCATGGGCTCACCTTTTCGAGTTTGTAGGTTCCGGCTTTTCTAGAGTCGCGCACAATGTCCGCAATTTGTTTTCGCAGTCTGAGCGAATACGCACAACGGTACGCTGGCAACAGTCGCAAATACAGGATCGGGTTGTCGGCGCGCGTTGCCAGATTGCCCGATGGCAAATTCAGTATTTGGCGCGCGATGTTCGCGGTATGTACTTGGGTTTTGTAAACCGGTCGATTCCAGTAGTCGATCATGTTGTCACCTTGCTATCAGAAAAACAGAAAACGTATCCTCTGCCATCGGCACTATCACCCCACGTCATGCGGTCAATATCCCAAGTCAGCGCGTGTTTTTTGGCAAGTTCTTTGACGGCCTGATAGTGCGCGTTGTGTCCGTCGAATTCGTGCGGGTACGATATGACGGCCGACAGTCCGGCGTGGGTGTAGGCTTTAATCCGGCTTGGTTTGGTGTTCGTTGCGGTCAAATACTTTGTATGAATCGCTTGCATGGTCGGTTTCCTTATAGGTCTAGTGGTTGCTGCCCAAAGTTAATCGGGCGGGCGGCTGCGGGTGCTAATGGTCGGGTCTGCTGCGGTTCCTGCTGCTGTAAATGGTCGGGTGCGATTTCCCACATATTCCAGCCGCAAGTGATTACTTGATGGCCGTGTTTGAGCATCTCGTCAATGAATGAGCGGTCGGTCTTGCCCCATTGGTCGGAGTCAAGCGGATAACTGCAAACAAAATGCCAGCCTTGACGGTCGTTTTTCGCGTGGTAGTTGATTAGCATGGTCGGTTTCCTTTACCAGTTGGCATCGGCCATATTGAAGGCGGCGGCAAAGTCGCGCGCGCGCAGTTCGTCAGCCTGCTTGCTTTCGGCGTGGTATGCCTTACGGTCGCGCGGATAGTAGGCAATTTCGTCGCCCTTGTTTATCTTGCGGCCGGTTTCGGCGCAAAGTGAGGGAAAGCGCGCGCGGGTGAAATAAGGGTCGGTTCGCATGGTCGGCCTCAGAAAAGAAAAAGCACAAAAAAGAAAAACCAAAGAAACAGCGCGCCGAGCGCGCCAGCTACCATTTCAAATAGTGTCTGCATGGTCGGCCTTCGGAAAAAAATGAGGGTCGAGATGGTCGGCGAATTGATCTCCGCGCCAGCTATTGACGGTGAATCTAATTTCACCGTTTACAAGTAAATCAAGGTCGAAAACAGCGATGCGCGGGTTGCTCCATTGGCCGGATTGATCGTCGGCGAATCTAACGGCCATCATGCGGCGCGGCGGGTCGGTGTTTTCCTGCATGGTGAAGGTTGCAACCTGAAAAGGTTCTCCGCATACGCCGTTACGGTGGTAAGCGTGGGTAATGTCAGTAATTTTCATATCAGCGGTTCCAATTAACAAAGATGGGAAACGCCAAGCCGTGTAGCGGCTTCATAGGCTTGGCGCGTATTTTCTTCAACTCGTTTTTGTCCTACAGCGTTTGCAAATACGCTGCCGAGGTATCTATCTTCTTCGCGTAAACAAAATTCATAACGCGCAACGGCGGCTTTTTGTTCTTTTGTCAATTTTTGCTTTTGCATGGTATTGGCTCCAGTAATGGCCGGCGCGTGGCCGGCCGGTGGTATCAAGCAAAGTTCAGCGCGGCGCGGGATTCTTCATCCCATTGGCTCAGCACGCCAAGCGGGTCGGCTTCAACTTGGAAAGCCCAATTGGTGGCGGCTTCGTCTTCATCGTCGAAAACAACGCAAGCTTCGTAGTAGCCGCCGAATTCGTGCGGAAACCGCTTAACGGTGACATAACCTTCATCGGGTTCGGGATAGTGGCGGCGAATTTGCATGGCAAATAAAGCGGATTCGCGGCGTTGCGCGGTGACATATGCACCGGTCGGCTCGTTGCCGGTGCAGTCTTCTTCGGTCGGTACAGTTCCGATAGTCAAATAATCTCTCATGGCGGTGGCTCCAGGATAAAAAGCCGGTATGCGACCGGCGGCGCGGTGATATCAGATAACGCGAAGGCGGCCGGTAAGTCCGCGCGACTGCAAAGCGGCAATAATTTGCTCAATTACTCGCTGACGAGAGTCACCATAAAATTCGACCAGCTCACCGGCAAGCTCGGCAACATTCGTGCGAATAGGCAAGGCTTCACACTCGCCAACAAAGTAAGCGCGCGCGCAGTCGGTGGCAGGCTGTTCGTAAACCCAAGCGGTAACAGTAGTCATGGTCATATCTCCAGTAAGGCGATACAGAGTGCATCGCATGGAAAGCATATTAGTCGATGCAATAGGTTTGTCAAGGGTAATGTATTGTATTATCACATTGTATTTATCAATCAAGTGCCAGGATGCGATAGGGTTGCTATCAGTCGGCCAGGATTGATAGGAATTCTTGCGCTTCCGCTTCCGTTCCTGTACTCTGCGCGGCAATAGGGCGCAGCTGCGGGTCGGCGGCGGTAAGTGAGCGAAAGCGAACAGCGGCAAGATATGAATCGCAAATCAGTCAGAGCACATATACAGTCCAGCGGTGGGATAGAACAGGCCATGCGAGTGCCAAAAGGTACATTAACGCCAAAGATGAAACGATTCGCTGAAGCGGTAGCACTAGGTTCTACCGGTGCTGATGCTTACCGGCAAGCCTACAGTCCGACAGCAAAACCCAAGACTGCGGGAAATGCTGCGACAGTATTGAAGAAGCACTCTGGCATCTCTCTGGAGATAGAACGGATAGAACGGGCAAATGAACTGGCTGCGTTGCATTCCGCTACGGGCTTGCGTTCTATTGTCATTTCAACACTGGCCGAAATTGCAACAAATCCCGAGGAAAAGGCTGCAACGCGTGTGCAAGCGGTGCGCAGTATCGGGCAATTGGTGGGCGTTGATGCGTTCAGGGAAACGAAGCGAGTCGAACACGTCAAGGATTCGGGCGAACTGCGCGCGCAGATACTCGACCAGCTTAAGACAATGATGCTCGGTACAGCGGATGCGGTCGACGTCGACGCGAATTCCCTGCTAGCGGAATTGTCAGAACCGGAACCCCACGGGGCGGGTACACCCCCAAATGCAGAATGGGACTCCGGCGCGCATGTACATAGTAATCCCCTCGAACAATCCCCAGAAATTGGCGAAAGCGATCCCAGCGAAGACCCCCCGTCACCTGCGGAAACGAGATAGGTGGGGGGGGGATATTTTTTGTGAAAAAAGCAATGTTGTCATTTTGAGTCTGGTAACCGTTACCAGCAGCAAGTTTTATGCCAGATATACAGATCAATCGAGAAATGGTGATGCGTCGTCGGGAGAGGACGTATGAGGAGTGTTTGGGGGTAGGGATGACGCCGGCGCAGAAGGAAGTGTTTTTGGTGATAGATGAGTGGTGGAAGCGGTATGGGTTTGGTCCGTCTATCCGGGATATATGTCGGATACGAGGGAAGGCGGGGATGGGGAATACGAGTGAGATTATTGCGCGACTGGTGAAGTTGGGCGTGTTGAAGCGGGTGAAGGGTGGTTATAGGAGTGTTCGTCCTGTGTATATACAGTTTAGGAATTTGGAATGACGTATGACGAAGAGTTGATGCTGGATGCCTTTCGGCTGTTGTATCAGGTCTATCGGGCGGAGAAGGCTGGGAGAAGGTACTACCGGCCGGTGAGTATTTATCCGACGCTGGCAAAGATACAGAAGCGGTTGAACAAGCCTGTGAAACAAGAGAGTCTGTCTGTTGCGGGAATGAGAGAGAGGGCGAATAGTCCGTGGACTTGAGTGAACTGATAGGCAAGCTGCCGGCGGCGGAGCAGGAGAAGCTGTTAGAGCAGGTAGGTCAGTACCGAGATGCGGTCGTCAGAGAACGGGCGCAGGGCAAGTTCATGTCGTTTGTGAAAGAGATGTGGCCGGGATTTATCCACGGAAGACATCACGCCATCATGGCAAAGAAGTTCGAAGAGATCGCGGAAGGGAAGTTAAAGCGGCTGATCATCAACATGCCGCCGCGACACACGAAGTCGGAGTTCGCCTCCTTCTTATTACCGGCATGGTATCTGGGCAGGAACCCGGAGAAGAAGGTGATACAGACATCTAACACGGCCGAACTGGCGGTGGGATTTGGCCGGAAGGTCAGGAACCTGGTAGATAGCGAACACTACGGCAAGATCTTCCCGAATGTGGGACTGAGGGCTGACTCTAAAGCGGCTGGCCGGTGGGCAACGTCTCACGGCGGAGACTATTTTGCTATCGGCGTCGGGGGAACTGTCACTGGTAAGGGTGCGGATCTACTCATAATAGATGACCCGCACTCGGAACAAGAGGCGAGACTCGCGCAAGGGGATCCGACGGTCTTTGATAGTGTGTATGAATGGTACACATCTGGTCCCAGGCAGCGTTTACAGCCGGGCGGGGCGATTGTGGTGGTGATGACGCGCTGGTCGGACAAGGATTTGACCGGCCGAGTGCTGAAATCTGACGCGACAGAATGGGAAGTGGTGGAGTTTCCAGCCATTTTGCCGTCGGGAAATAGCCTCTGGCCTGAATTTTGGCCTGTAAATGAACTTCTGGCACTGAAAGAGGAGCTTCCGCCCTATAAATGGAACGCTCAGTACCAGCAAAAGCCCACGGGAGAAGAGGGTGCGCTGGTAAAAAGGGACTGGTGGCAGCTCTGGGAGGGGGAAAGAGCGCCTGCGTGTGAATTTATCATCCAATCTTGGGACACGGCGTACACGAAAAACCAGCGGAGTGACTATTCTGCGTGTACGACATGGGGTGTCTTTCATAAAGACGAGGATGAGAGCGATGTGAACATCATTTTGCTGGACGCGTGGAAGGGAAAGGTGGAATTTCCTGACCTAAAAGCGAAGGCAAAGGAGATGTATGACGACTGGGAGCCGGATGCCTGCATTATTGAAGCCAAAGCAGCGGGTGCGCCGCTGATATTTGAGCTGAGACGGATGGGTGTGATGGTTCAGGACTTCACACCGACTCGCGGCAACGACAAGTTCGTGCGTTTGAACAGCGTTACAGACCTATTTTCTTCCGGTAAAGTGTGGGCGCCTGACAAACGGTGGGCAGAGGACGTCATCGAAGAGTTTGCGCGGTTTCCGAACGCAGAACATGACGATTTGGTCGACTCTGGCGTACAGGCGTTGATGAGATTTCGACAGGGCGGGTTCCTGCGGCTAGGTTCTGACGAAGAAGACGAGCCGCTTCACCGCCGCAAGCGGGTTTACTACTAAGGACAGATCATGGCGACAAATATAGACAAGGCGCTGTACCAATTACCGACCGGGCTGGACGACGGGATGGAAGATGAGTCGATTGAGATTGAGATCGAGGATCCAGAGTCGGTAACTGTTGGGCTAGGCGACCTGAAACTGGTAATGGACATGGAAGAAGAGGACGATGAGTTCGCTGAAAACCTGGCCGAGAAGATGGAAACAGACGAGCTGGAGTCTTTGGCGTCAGATCTGTTGAGTGACTTCCAGGACGATCTGGATTCCCGCAAGGACTGGATGAAAACCTACGTCGACGGCCTAGAGTTGCTGGGCATGAAGATCGAGGAGCGCTCAGAACCGTGGGAAGGCGCGTGTGGCGTGTATCACCCACTGTTATCAGAAGCGCTGGTGAAGTTCCAAGCAGAGACGATCATGGAAACCTTCCCGGCATCCGGTCCGGTGAAGACAAAGATCGTCGGCAAAGAAACTCCGGGCAAGAAAGATGCGGCCGAGCGGGTTCGGGATGACATGAACTACCAGTTAACAGAGGTGATGACCGAATACCGGCCTGAACATGAGCGCATGTTGTGGGGCTTGGGACTCGCCGGGAATGCGTTCAAAAAGGTGTACTACGACCCATCTCTTGGCAGACAGGTATCTATCTTTGTGCCGGCCGAAGACGTGGTGGTTCCGTACGGCGCAAGTAACTTGGAGTCTTCTCCGCGTGTAACTCACGTGATGAGAAAGACAAAGAACGAGTTACGCCGCCTGATGGTGGCTGGCTTCTACCGGGACATTGATCTGCCGGAGCCGGAGAATGTTCTAGACGATATCGAGAAGAGTATCGCCGAGAAGATGGGCTTCCGTGCGACAACGGATGACCGCTACAAGATCCTTGAGGTTCAGGTGTATCTGGATCTGCCGGGGCATGAGGACAAGGATGACAAGGGCAAGCCGACTGAAATTGGGTTGCCGTACATCGTGACGATTGAGAAGACGTCACAGGAGGTATTAGCAATCAGACGGAACTGGCGGCCGGAAGATGAGACCTATCAGAAGAGGAACCACTTTGTTCACTACCCATATATCCCCGGCTTTGGCTTCTATGCCTTCGGCCTTATTCATCTTATCGGTGCTTTCGCTAAGTCTGGTACTTCTATTATTCGTCAGCTGGTTGACGCTGGGACTCTATCGAATCTGCCTGGCGGTCTTAAAACTAAGGGCATGCGAGTCAAAGGAGATGACACTCCAATTGCACCCGGCGAGTTCCGAGATGTGGACGTCGCGGCCGGCACGATCAGAGACAACATCCTCCCACTTCCGTACAAAGAGCCGAGCCAAGTTCTTCTTGGATTGATGAACCAGATCGTTGAGGAAGGGCGCCGATTTGCTGCGGCGGCTGACCTCAAGATCGCTGACATGTCGGCCAACTCACCTGTTGGTACAACGTTGGCGATTCTGGAGCGCACGCTGAAAGTCATGTCGGCGGTGCAGGCGCGTATCCACTACGCGATGAAGCAGGAGTTGAAACTGTTGAAGGACATCATTCGGGACTACACGCCGGATGAGTACTCGTATGAGCCGACAGAAGGATCGCCCCGTGCGAAGAAGTCGGACTACGACGATGTCGATGTCATCCCTGTCTCTGATCCTAACTCGGCCACGATGGCGCAGAAGGTGGTGCAGTATCAGGCGGTGATGCAGATGGCGCAGGTCAATCCACAGATCTATGACATGGTGGAGTTGAACCGTCAGATGTTAGAGGTTCTAGGTATTAAGAACGTCGGCAAGCTAGTTCCATCGGCGGAAGATCAGAAGCCAAAAGACCCTGTGTCCGAAAACATGGCGGTATTGAATGGCAAGCCGGTCAAGGCGTTCATCTACCAGGATCATCAAGCGCACATTCAGGTTCACATGTCGGCCATGCAGGATCCGAAGATTGCGATGTTGATTGGCCAGAATCCTCGGGCGCAGATGATGCAGGCGGCGTTGATGGCTCATATTAATGAGCATGTGGCGTTTGAGTACAGAAAGCAGATTGAAG